GGATTCAGTATTACAATCCCTAAATAAGAAATATAATGCAGTTGTTACTATAATAAGTGCAATATTTATAGATAATGTAACACTAGCTGACACGGATCCACAATTAAGGGAAGAAAACATAAGAAAATATTTGGATAGTTTAGACCTATTATATAAGGGTTATGATTTGCCTGAAGAATATAAATTTGCTTCTATATATGAAAAATCCGAAAGGTCTAAAAGAGATCTAATGCGTATCTTTATGGTACTTAGTGAGAATAATAGACAAATATTTGATTATATTGAAAAAATGATGCTTACTAAAGGTGAGGAGTGATTAATATGATTAAAATAGGAGATATTATTAGTCATAAATCTTTTAAAGATTTTAATCTAAAAGACTTCTACGATGTTGATTTATCTAAAGAGTCACATGAGTGTGAGAATGTAAAAGAAAAACTTTTACATTTAGAAGACATTCTACGAGTATTAGCTGAAACCGGATGCAATAGCGGAGAATATAATACGTGTAGAGATATTATTTATATGCTAAATTTTCGCGAGTGTGGATTTGTATTAGACTGTGAGTATGATGAAAATGATAACATCAAACCTGGCACTCTAAAAATAGAATTAAATTCCACTAATCCATATATTACATATGATACTGCTATTAGGATTATCGTAGATAAATCTTATAGCATTATAAATATGAATCTTTTAAATGGCATTCCTGTATCCAAATATATTCAGTTCACATTAGATGAAGTTGATACGGAACGAATTCTATCAGTATGGTATATAGAGGACTTTATTTCAGGAATATATTTCTCATCTTCTTCATATAGGAATAGAATTGGTGGGTTATTACACATTGATAATATATTAGAATTTGTATATCAATTCTGCGAATATGATAAAGATAAAGATACACTAAAACGATTAGATCTATCTAAGCTTGAGTTATTAGATATAGCTCGTACTTTACTCATGAGAGAAATAAAGAAACGTCATGAGAATGGCGTAACTGACGAAATTTTAGCAGCATTAGAACATAAATTCCAATTAGTATATAGACTAATTAATGTATTAGTGGAAGACGAACTTTTATACAAAGATCCTAAATACCCAATTGATCTTAATGATAAAGCTAGATTGGAAATGAATATTGATTATTTAGATAGCTTATATGCTAGATATAATTTGCCAGATGAGTATAAGTTTAGGCATTTATATGAATCTGATAAGTTTATAAGAAAAGAGCATATGAATGATCTACAATTTATATTTAAAGAAAATAATAGATTGATCACTAATTACTTAAGAAAAAGCTATCTGGCTTGATAATAATTATAAGAAGAGCGAGTTTATCCCGCTCTTCTTTTTTTGTATTTATAGCCATCTTGAACAATTCAATAACTTAGAAAGGTGGTATATAATGAAAAATACAACCGTTATTGTAAAGAAAATCTATCCAATTATTGAAACTCAAATTAAGAAGAATCTTAATGCTTATAAAAAATACATTGGTAAATTCATTTCTGATAGATCTGAAGACTTATATGATATTGCACCATGTAGAAGAATCTACTTTACTCAAAAAGATGCAGATGATCTATGTAAAACTCTAAAGATTAATATTAAAGATATTAATAATTTAATGCAAGAAACTTATTATGCATCAATTTCTGCATTTAACCCAGCTGCGGCAAAAGATGAGATTACTATTATTCTCTTATGTCTTTTACGCTATTTCTGGAAAACTAGAGATCCCAAACTCATTGATTTAGGTATCATTAATCTAGCATTTTCTGGAAAGTTTTATCCTTCTATTCATTATGGGTTCTTTAAGAAAGTTCAACCGGCAGAATATAGATGGGTAATGGATTATGTAGTAAATAATATGCTTACTGGTAAATTCGATCTTAAAACTCAAGGAAGCGTTTTAGGTGCAGTTAAGTCTGTATCTAATACATGGATTGATACATACAAAGATCGCTTAAGAGATTTTGAGGATGAAGATTGTGTATATCTAATTCAACAACTTCATGGACGTATCAAATCTTTTATGAAAAATATTGCTAGTTTATATTATGAAGCATATGAAAATAAATCTCAATATATAACTTATGCATCTGATGACTATTCAGATACTGGCTATAGATTAGCAGATACTGATAGCTTAATGGCTGAACGTATTATAGATAAAGCTGTAAATATTGCATCTACAATGTCGGTAAACTATAAGTATTGTAAAATGTCTGCTGACTCATTAGTTAGAACTGATGAAATTAAAGATATCATCGAATATATCATTAAGAATGATACTAAACAACTCACTGAAGTTCGTGAATACATCAGTTTATTAGTTTATACATACTTTGCTCAGTCTAAAGACAAAGATGTTAGAACTGCAAACTTTATTAAGTATTCTATTCAACCTAAACCGAATACTAAAGATAAGAATATCCTAAGAATAAAAGATATTACAGAAAACTGGTTAATGCAAGCGTCTAAACGATACATTCATAGACGTAATCGTGTAGCTACAAGAAATAGCTATACTAGATCAGTTGTCATGTATTTTACATTACTTATTCATTATAGTGCTTTATAATTTATATGTCTATGGAGTTCAACTCCATAGACATTTTATTTTTTTTTTGCTCATATATTATAACTGTGTATTTAAAGGTCATTTGTTTTAATATTTAGGAGGAAAAAGAAATGACAAAAACAATTGAAAAGAAATTTAAAATCGATGATTTATTTGCTGGGAAATATGAAATGTCTAGCATTCTAGATTTTCCTGAAGATCATGTATACGAAGAACTTGTACCAGTAGTGGGTACATTGGTTGGTAGACTGTTAGAAGTCTACTCATTACAAGAAGTACAAGTATTTTTAGATATGCTAAATAAGACATATAATAAATCATTCAAAGTTGTTTATGATCCGTCTAATAATATTACAAGCTTCTATTATTCACATGAACACCCGACATATAATATGGAAATTATTGTGAAATTGATTGTAAAAAATATTTATAGATATTTTGGAATAAAGTCTAATCCTTTAGACGAATCATATATAGTTGATAAATATTTACGTAAAGATATTAAAGAGTTTGATGTTAAAAATACTGGATTATATGATACAGTGCAAAAAGTATTAGATTTTGATTTCTTCTATTATTATAATAATTTAAAAGTATTATATAATATAGAAGGAGAACCTAAACCTGTAGTATTTGATCAATCTTATAAACACGTTATAAATAAGATCGATTTATTGACTCAATTTGTTAAGAAAATAAATCCTGGGATTGATTATAGAAGAATATATCAATCATCTAGAGATTTAGGATCTTATGTATTAGAATTACGTAGTGTATTAGTTAAGAATATTAGATTTAAAATGGCCAAAGAAGGACTTGACAATACAGAGTTTAAAAATGACTATGTAGAAAATATGATGAGAGCAACTGAATCTATCCTATTTATGATGCAAACTGATATTAGCGATAATGATAATGAATTAATATCATTTGAAAATGAAAAATTTAAACAGACTCTAGAAAAATATACAGATATCTTATCTAAGTTATATGGTACTGATTTTAGAAAAAAATGTACACTTTTTTCATTATTTGAGGATGAGGCATTTATGCAGGCTAGATATGTAACTGGCGAGTTAAGACTAGCGGCTTTAGATCTTTGTATTAAAAAATTTGATGAAATGCAATCTAAGTAGTTGATTTACCATATAGGGGGCAGTTTATTCTGCCTCCTATAATTCTTTATTTTTTTTTACTCATATATTATTATCATGATAGTAGCAAATAGCTATTATATTGGTCATTCTTAATATACGGAGGAAAAAGAAATGACAGACATCAAAGAAAAAATTGTAAATAATGAACTATTTACAGGTGAGCTTGCACTTGCTAAAACAATCGAGATTGATTCATCTCGACTCAATGAATCTACATTCGTTGATGAAAAGTTAAAGATTCTAAGCGATGTATTACGATATATCGGATACGAGTATGGTTCGTATAAGTGCGGTAATTTTGTTGAAAGATTGAATAGAACTTACCGCAATCTATTTAAAATAACTTTCAATGATAATTTTGGAGTTATGTTTAAAGATACAAAATTTGGAAAGATAAATTTGGATTTATGTCTAAGAATTATCTTTAAAAATTTATATCAAAATTTCAAATTAAATCATTATGGTGAATTTGATATAGAAAATTGTATTATTCACGACGCATTATATTCTACTGCTAAAAGTATTAATAAATCTAAAGCTGAGTTTGTAATAAATATAATCATTAGAATGGTTAATATGGAATTCTTCAATTCTTATTATGGTGATTTATTTAATACTAGTGGCAAATCTTTACCATTTGATACTAGATTTAAACAAATAGCATTAGAGCTATCACTGGTTGGAGATTTTATTAAAGAAATTAATAGCAACTTCCATGATACTGTTATTTATAGTAATTGTAATAATCTTGGTGAATATACTCTTAAATTAAGAGATGAGTTAATATATATTATTAAGCTTAAAACAAATCAAAAAACTATTAATAATAGAAATATTAAACTATCAGCAGATGTAGCATATTCTATAATTAATTTAATGGAATATGAACTCAATACCATAAACGTTTCTATGACTTATGACTCTTATGTAAAAAATATTATAGATAAAAATATAAAACTGTTAAATGAATTTTGTAATAGAGATCTACGTAAAGACAGCATTCAACTTAATATGTTATTGAATGGTGAGGAAGTCAATATAAATGATTTCATTAAAGATCTTAGACTAACAGTTGATAAATATTTATTTAGTTAATTTATAGGAGGCAGATTTATTCTGCCTCTTTTTTTTATTTTTTTTCACTCATATATTATCATCATGATAGTAGCACAGTTGCTATTATGTAGTCATTTTTTAATATACGGAGGAAAAAGAAATGACAGACATCAGAGAAAAAATTTTAACCAATTCATTATTTACTGGCGAGCTTAAACTTGCCAAAACATTTGAGATCGATTCAACTAGACTCAATGAATCTAAATTTATTAATGAAAAGAATAAGATTATGACTGATGTAATGCATTATATTGGATATGAATATGGTATGTCTAAGTGTGATGTATTTATTGAAAGAATGAATAATGCTTATTTTAATTTATTTAGAATAGAGCGTAATATTGGTAAATATGAGATTAAACAAACAAAAACTGAATTTGGGGAACTAAATATTGATTTATGTTTAAGAATGGTATTTAAACATTTATACAAAAATTTTGATTTATCAGCATTTGGTAATTGGAATGCGGAATCAACTATGATTTATGATATTTTATATAATACTGCTAAAGGTGTTAATAAATCTAAAGCTGACTTTGTACTAAACGTAATTATTAGAATTGTAAATATGGAATTTTTTAATGCTAATTATGATAATTTGTTTAACACTAAACATAGATCTCTACCATCTAGTATGCCATTTAAACAACTAGCATTAGAATTATCATTAGTTGTAGATATTTTAAAGGATAAAAATAAAAGTTTTAATGCTACTGAATTATATCGTGAATGTAATAATCTTGGTGAATATGCTTTTAAATTAAGAGAAGAGCTAATAAAAATCATCAAGGATAAAATCAATCCTGAATTTTATTCAACTACTGTACATAGAACAGCTTCACTTGAAGTTTTAAAGTCTATAATTAATCTATTAAATTATGAACTAATTCATTTAGATTTAACTATGGATTATACACCCGATGATGTAAAGAATGTATTCACTAAAAATATAACCCTAATAAATCAATTCATTAATAAAGATATAACTGAAGAATGCGAAAAACTTAAAATGTTATTATCTGGTAAAGATGTAAATAAATATGAAGCTTCTAAAGAAATTAGATTTGTGGCTGAAAAATATTTATCTTAATATTTTATAGGAGGAAATTAAAATGGTAGATTTTACAGATGTAGCAAATGGTGATATTTTTAAAGGTAGCATAAAATTAGCAAATATTCTGGATATTACTCCAGAGTATGCTAAAGAAAATCAGAAAGATGAAAAGAAGTTATTGTACTTCATAGAAATTCTTAATGCTATCGGTAGACGTTATGAAAAGCTATCTGATTTTCCAGGACTTAGACAAAATTGTGAAATATATGATTCATTAGTTAAACTTTTGAATGATGTTAACTATTATGGATTAAATATTACAGCTCATTATAATGGTACTAATCAAATAGTATCTCTGAAATTATATTATTCTAATGATTTAAATCCTTTAATGTGTTTAGATATGGCAATCCATCTTATTTTAGATAAAGCAGGCTTTGGCCTTTTCGATTTTAAACGTATGGAAGAATTTATTCGAAGAGATGCTACACCAGAATTACTTAAAGCTAAAATTGTCAATATGTTAATCACTGGTGAATTATTTGTATCCTCATATTCTATCTATGAATACAAAGTCTTCTCCAAAGGTATTGTGGATTTAATAAGCTTTGTTTCTGAATTTTGCAAAATTCCTGATAATGAATTTAGCACCAATAATTTAGTAAACAAATCTATCAATGATGCATTATTAGTAGTACGTGGATATATTATTAATACTCTTAAGATTAGACTTGAAAATAATGCAGATTTCTATTTTGTAGAAGAAATAGAAAAAACTTACAGATCCTGTGAACATATTATCAATAATGCATTATATTCAGTAGATGATGATAAATTTATCGAATCAATAGTCTCAGTACTAAATAAAGTATATGAAGAAAACTTTGATAAAGTATCTGATATTAAATTCACTGTAGAAGATGCTAAAGTTTCTCTAGGTTTACTTACTAAAAATTATTTAATTAGAGAAAAGATAAGAGAAGTATATTTAGGAATTAAGCCAAATAATTTATATGATAGCTTTGAATAATCATATTGATTACTAAATACAACAAATTGACCCATGGGAATAATTCCCATGGGTCTTTTATTTTTTTTTTGTAAAACTCTACTTTCTTACTAATATATTATTAATGTGAATATATGATGAGATATTTATATTTTAATTAAAAGGAGGGTCAAATATGCTTCATGTATATTTGGTTGAAGCAAGTGGTTGGATAAATGGAGAGCTAATTCATTTAGTATCAGATTTCCATAATTCAATTGATGAATGTTATGATGATATAATGGACAATTTTATTGATACTAGTGAAATTCATTTTAATGAATTCTGTTATTAGGAGGCTATATGTTGCTATTTAAATATTGGAGTTATGTTGGTACTCTTACAGAAATAGAAGAATATGTTAGAGTATACGAAAATGATGACTGGAATTGTGAACCAATCGAGTTTGAGGCCGATGTATATGGCCTCATTAAAGGTAGACATAATCTACCAGTAAATAATTATATATTTGATGATAAAACTGTAACATTTGGTCCTAGTTCATTTGGAACTATGGAGCAAAATGCAGAGATCACCCTATTATCTAAAAAAGAATCCAGTAATATAATTATCTATGTTACTGGATATTCGGCAAGTCTTATTGCTGCGATAAATGCAGCTAAGAATACTGGATATACACAAGTAATTCTGAAACACCATGATAAAGAAACAGGATTATATATTTGCCAATGGGTGTACTAGGAGGAAAGATATATGAAAGACATCATTACAATTTTAATATTGCTAGTTATAGCAATCCCTGGAATAATTATAACTTTAGCAAAGCTAAAATTGGCTTTGCTGTTTTTACAATAGGAGAATAAAAAATGAAAAGATTCTTAAATACAAAAAATATAGTTGCAGCTGTATTCATTCTTATGGCAATTATTGGTGGAGCTGCGTATGGTCTGCATGCACCTAAAGCAGATGCTGATACTGCTTCTGAGCCACAAAATAAAATTTCAGCTAAACAGAAAGTTGAACAAACAGCAATCGATACCCAGTTTAAGAAAGTTTCCAATGAGAAGAAGATTCATGCTTCTGAGGAAACTATTCATGTAGGACGTCCTACATCTAACAATACGCAATTTGGCCGTACGCTAAATGCATATTGCTCCATCCCAATCCAAAATGATTCGGATTGGGCGATAGAAGTGACTGTAAAGTTTACAGTCAATGTATACGATTCTGCATGGAAGAGAGAAATCTCCCATGAGGAAATAGTTAGAAAAGTCATTATGTCACATAGTAGTGACATAGTAGAACTTAAAAAGTCTTATCCTACAGCAGAGTTCGTATCCGGTAGATACGATATTCTCGCAGTAAAAGAGATATTTGGTAAGGGGGTTAATTAATGCCTGATTTTGGCACAATACTAGCTATCGCCTGCATACCTATGATAGCGATAATAATACTATCTATTGATAGATAGTTTAATAAATAGGAGATGGGATAAATTCCCATCTCCTTACTTTATTTTTTTTTCGTCATTTTGAACACTCTATTAAATTAAAGGAGGTTTAATATGACTAAAGAACGAGCTAAGGCAGAAGAATTAATCTATAAGGTTATGGATGCTTTAGATAAAACTGGTAGTATGTCAAGATACTACGCTGAAAAATTTAAACCTATGGATGATAAAGAATTTCTAAAATATATTTCTAAGAAATTCCCATATAGATTTCAAACCCGTATATTCAAGATAGAACCAACTTTTGTTGAAATAGAAAAAGCTGCTAAGGTACTTGGAGTTCCATTAATGGAAAAGGTATCTACTCCAGATTTATATAAGAATAAAGATGGAGTTCCTGTAAGTACTAAAGAAGCATTAGTTGTTTATATTCATTTAAAGAAAATGAAACAGTTCTTAACTAAGAAGAACTCTATCTCTACTAATATTACTTCTAGAGATAATAAGACTGGTAGACTTGTAGGCCACGATAAGAATGGTGCTACATCTGACCGTGAAATGGAATCTCTAGTAGTATCTGGTATGGATAATACAATTCAAGAACTTTCTAGAGCCCGTGCAGATTCACCAGAAGCTAAGCAAGCTATGTATAATACAATCTCTGCTCTAGGAACAGTTTCATTAAAAGACATTCCTGAAAGTAAAACAGATGTGCTTTCTAAGAATATGATGAATGTCTATATGTTGGGATCTCATATCAATACTAACTTGATTAATATTGATAATATGACTCCTCAAACTATAGCAAATAAGCGTATCTCGAGACGCAATTAAAATTATTCATAAGCATTTTAGATGCAACTAACAAAAGAATACCCCATAGGAGTTCAACTCCTATGGGGATATTTTTATTCATTTTAGACTACGGTATCGGCTACCCATAACTAGATGGGTAACCTAAGACCGTAGTCTCTTATAATTATTATTGAAAGGAGGTAAAATATGAATTAACCAAATTTTACGTCTAAATATACAGTAACTGCATATTTTTACTATAATGTTTATATTATAATTAATTATATATTATAAAATTGTTAACATATGCAGAAATATGTTAATAATTAATAACCAAAGTCAAACATTAGGGTAAAATTAAAATTTCTTATATTTATATGGAGGAAATATATAATGGATAAGAAAATCGGAGTAATTCATGAGATCGGAGACATGGGTCTTGGTTTCGAAGAATTAACAGAAAAAGATCAAAAGGCTCTTAATGAACAAGTTAAAAAAGAGCAAGATGAAAAATCGCAAAAATAATTTTATTTGATTATTTTATAAGTGCGATGGTGGTTAATCCCCATCGCGCTTTCCTTTTGTAAAAATTCCATATTACTAGGCAGTGGTAATATGTTTATGTAATAAAATATACAATAGAAAGGATGTCTTAGAACAAAATCCTGTGTGGATCCTATAATATTAAGGAGCTGATGAAAATGAATTCCACATCAAAACCGATGCGAGCTCTATCGAGCACGTCAAAGGGTATGAGAAGAATGAAATTTGCATTACTCACAATGCTTATTTGTCTTATATCCATCGTTCCAGTATTTGCACTTAGAGCAGATAGCGACGAACAAAAACAGAAAGAAGAAGAACGTCAAAATACAATAGTGCAAGAGATGGCAGATAATATAGTGACAAATCATAGAGAATATGATCAAAGAATCACTAGAATTATTTTAAAAGATTGGTTTAAATATAAGTTTGATGCAGTAGAAGATTCTTATGAAAACTACTATAAAACTATGGAAGAGAAAAATAAAACCAAATCTGAATTAGAAAAAGTTAGACTAGAAATCAGAGATAAAGCTGAAAAAGATGCTGCTGAAGTTAAGGCACGCGAAGATGCATTAGCCGCTGAGCAAGCTAGAGCTAACGAAATTAGAAACAATTCTCGTTATTCAGTAGACCGTTATTCCGATCTATCCAATCAACACGCAGTTATTTCAGTTGATGACATGAATAATATTATTTCTCATTGGGAGAAATATAATGGTGGATCTCCATTCAACGGGCATGGAGATATCTTTATCCAAGCATCTCAAGCTTCTGGATTAGACCCAATTTATATCTTTGCTCATGCAAGCTGGGAATCTAATTGGGGTAAATCCTATTTAGCAAGAGATCGTGGTAATTATTTTGGTATTAATGCAGTAGATGTAAATCCTAATGCGGCTCACCATATGGGCTCTACAATGGCTGATGGCATCGTAAATGGTGCAGTTTGGATTAGTCAACACTATTATAGTGAGGGCGCTACAAATCTAAATGGTATGATTTATGGCCATAAGCAGTATGCTAGTGCAGCTGATAAATGGATTAATGGCATTAATTCAATCATGAGTGAATCTTATAGTGTATTAAGACAATCTCGTGGAATGTAAATAATAATAGAATTTACAACAAATATGTAAACTTAGAGTATTGGGATGGGCATTTGTCCATCCCTTTTATTTTTTGTCTAAGGAGGATTATAATGAAAGCTAAATTAATTGGTATTGGGGCTGCTGGTAATAAAGCCGCAACGCAGGCAATTGAAAATGGCGTATTTAATCGAGAAGACGTACTTCTGATTAATACTACTCGAAAAGACATGAAAGATAATTACGATGATATCAATGTAATCATCGGAAGTGGTATGGGTGGTTGCGGTAAAGAACGTAACCGTGCTAAAAATATCACTATTGATTCTTTAAAATCTGAAAAATTAAAAATTGATCAATTCCCAGGTGCAGATGACGATGCAATTGTTATTGTATCTTCCTCTGAAGGTGGTACTGGCTGTGGATCTTCTACTATTCTAGCTAAATATATCCGTGAAGTACTAAATCTAAATGTACATCTTGTAGTATTTACAGGATTTGAAGATGATGCTCGTGGATTACAAAATACTGTAGAATACTTCCAAGAGCTTCAAGATAATTATACTGTTGAAGCTATTAGTAATAAGAAATTCTTAGCTACTAGTAAGAATAAACAAGAAGCAGAGCAAAAAGCTAACTTAGAATTCTGTGATCGTATGCGTGTATATCTTGGTTTAGATCTAGTTGATTCTAATCAAAATATCGATGAAACTGATCTATACAAGATTGCTACCACCCCAGGATTTATGACTATCGAAATGGCTAAATTTGATGGTATTAAGAAACAAGCTGATTTTGATAAAGTATTTGAAGAAATGATTTATGATACAAAAAGCTTGGATTATTCTAATACTGCAAGACGTATTGGTGTATTTATGTATGCATCTGAACGTAGTCAAAATGTTGGGTTTGACAACAAGAAAATTCGTGAAGAACTTGGTGAACCATTTGAATTCTTTACTCATATTCAAACAGTTCCTGCAGGTCAAGAACGAGTTTGCATTATGGCATCTGGTATTAAACTTCCAGTAGAAGAGGTTGAAAAGATCTATAATGAATATAAAGAAAGAACTGCAACTGTAGATAAACAAAAAGATAGTTTCTTCGATAAGATCGGTTCTATGGATATGGAAGAAGATGACAGCATGTTTAATCTTAAAGATGCATCTTCTAAGAACCCTACAACTGACAGAAAAACTAATTTCTTTGATGCAGTTGAAGATAAGAGTGTGGTTACTATCAAAGTTGGTAAGAAAAGTAAGAAAGATGATTTCTTCGATAATTATTAATAATCTTATTAACGTGAAAGGATAATTCTATGGGATTATTTGATAAATATACAACTCAACCAAAAGCTCCAAAAACTAATTCTGTTAGTTTGAAGAAAACTTTAACAACTATAAGAACTGAACTAACTAAATTGGATTGGAATAGTAGAGAAGCAGTATATGAATTCTTTGAGAATAATCTCATGGATTCCATATACTATCTTGGAACAAATGAAGATCTATATAAAAACTTTGGTATTCGTGGGGAAATATACATTACTATTGATGCAGTATTAACCCAAAATCCAAATATAGTTCTTCCAAAGAATATTGTAATTCATCTAAATGATTGTATGTTTGGATTCTTATTTTCTGTTGACCCAGTTTACTTTGGGCCAATCTATACAAAGACTAAAGAATCTATCATAAATATTTCTAAGCTTATAAATAAATCTACATATGAAAGATTAGATTTTGTAGATTGCTGTAGCAATGAACAACTATTAGACTATCTTCCAATTTGTAGAAATTCTAGCTTAGAAGAAGCAATAAACATTCAACGTACTAATATCATTATAATGACATCTTTGAACCCTAGATTGACTTCAGAAGAAGATATTAAGGATTTATATGGGGAACTCTTCTATGAAAATTGGGAAGAGTTATTCCTTAATTCTATGACTGAAGTGTATCCATCTAATATTAAAGAAGATGATGGTTGGATGTATGATATGATGACAAATGCATTATTAGAAATGCTTAACGAAAAACCAATGTCTGAAATTAAGAGTATTCTTATTAAGTATTCTGAAAAATGCTTAAAGATGCAATTAACTAAGGTTGGTGTACGGTGTTCGTTATTTGAATTATCTTCTGATTATGATAAAATCGTTTATATTGCAGAAGAATTGCGTGACCAGGGAATGTATATCATTTAAATATAAGTATACCCAAGGAGATTCAATCTCCTTGGGATATTCTTTTTATTTTTTATAAACTCCTGAACTTATTAATAACTAAAAATGTATTAATACGCAAAGGAGTATTACTATGGGCTTATTAATTCAACGCGTTGCGGAAGTATCTGGATATAGTCCAGAACAAGGCTTATATGATGTTGCATATCCTACTGGATTTCTAAATTTCGACCATTTGAATGGTTATAATTTGAATACATTTAACGATAAAGGAGAATTAGTTCCAACTAAACACATTGGCTTACTTGATGGGTCTTATAATCTATTGATTGGTAGATCTGGGTCTGGTAAATCAACATTTGCAGTTCAAGCTGGAGCAAATATTATCTCTCAATTTGAGGATGCAGAAATGATGATTCAGTCTATGGAAGGTGGTATTACAGTACCACGTTTAGAAACATTGACTGGTTATGTTGGAAATGAATTATTTAATAGAATCTCTATTAAGAATAGTGGTATTACTGCTGAATCTATTTATGATGATATTTATAGCATCTATGAAACTAAAATCAAAAATAAGGAAAAATTCTTATATGATACTGGTATGAGAGACTCTACTGGTAATCCTATTATGAAATTTACTCCAACAGTTATGGTTATTGATTCCATTGCATTATTGGCGCCTGAACGTATTGCAGATAAAGGTGAATTATCTGGTCAAATGGCGGCCACTGCAATGGCTAAAGCTAATACTGCATTACTTAAAGGTGTAATGCAATTAATCAAAGCTACGAATATCATTCTTTTAGTAATCAATCATATTACTGAAAAGATTGAAGCTAATCCGATGATGCATACTAAAGGTGCATTGATTTATCTTAAACAAGGCGAATCTTTACCTGGTGGTAAAGCAGTTACATACTTGGCTAATAATATCATTCGTTTCGATGATAGCAAACTCAAAGAAGAGACATTCGGATTTAGTGGTGCACAAGTAGATATTTCTCTTGGTAAATCTCGTACAAATAAAGCTGGTAAGTCTACACCATTAATCTTCTCCCAAGAAAATGGTTTCGACTCTTTATACTCTTTGATGGTTATGCTTAAAGATGCAGGTGTAATTGCAACTAAAGGTGCATATTTAGCACTTGATGGGTATGAACCTAAATTTAGAACTCGTGACTTCAAGCAATTATTCATGGATGATGAAGAATTCAGAAAGGCATTTGTTAGAGCGGCTAATACTGAATTGGAAAAATTGCTTACTCCAATTCCTACTGGCGGCCAAGCTACAAATGCATCTATCACAAAAGATCTAATTGCTACATTCAAAGCATTGGAAGATTAATTAATACAGTGATTATATATTATAGATCAGATATAGCGGAAGAGTTGTTAAAACTCTTCCGTATTAATTTTTGTAAGTGTTTAAGAAAGGAAGAAAAAGATGGCTGGAAGTCTCAATCTAGAAGATAGAATAAATGAGGTTAGACAGAGATTAAGCAGTCCAGAACAGGTATTAGGGAAAGAGTTGATTCAACCATTTCCTACAAGTAGTTCCGGTAGCCGTAAAATAATGTATAGTGTCCATTCAGAACAAGCAATGGCACTGTGTAACCCAGAAGTACCATTCATTCAAACTGGATTTGAGAATGAGTACGGAAGAAGATCTACATCTTTCCAACAGGCAGAGCAAAATAAAAGGGTGTTGGATAAAGTAGAAAAATATGGAATCAATCCAGGGCATGAATATTATTTGATCGTTTATAATGAAGAAAGTAATACGCTTGATCTAATTCATAAATGTGATTATAAGTATATTACAGAGTCGTTTGGTTATCAGATCAATAATTCATATCTTGATTCATTAGCCCCAGGAAGTATTATTGAAAAAGATACGGTTATTAGTAAATCAAAAGGATTTGATAAATATAATAACCGTATGGATGGTATCAATGTTTTACTAATGTATATAGCTCAGAATAAGACTACTGAAGATGCTATTGAAATTAGTGAATCTTGTGCTAAGAAATTTAGATCTCCTTTAGTTAAGAAGATATCCTTCATGATAAATGAAAATGATATCTTGCTAAACTTATATGGCAATGACGCAATCTATAAAGTCATTCCAGATATTGGAGAAAAGATTAATGATGGTATCTTAGCTGCAGTACGAAGAGAAAATAAAGAAGAAGCATTATTCTCTCAAGTATATAGCAAGCTTAAAGATATCAATATGTCTGATGAAAAGATCACTAGCTCAGGTACTGTAGTTGGTATCGAAGTTAGAACTAACAATCCAGACTTAATGGAAACGTCTATCTATAATACTCAGCTTAATATGTATTACCAAGATAAGAGACGTTTCTGTGAAGAAATGATTAGTAAGGTTAATAAGTTGAAAATTCATTATCAATGTGAATTATCTTATGACCTTCAAAAGATGGTTTATACTTGTCAGCAAGTAATTGATGGAGTTAAATATGATATGGATAGTAATGTATATTCCAACTTACAAATGGATGTATACGTTCTTGAAGAAAATGAACTCCACATTGGTGATAAGTTAACTAATCGTTATGGTGGTAAAGGGGTAATCTCAAGTATTATTCCTGATGAATTAATGCCACAAACAGAAGATGGGCAATATGTAGAAATGAAATACAATCAGGCTACGGTTGTCAATCGTCTAAATCCATCTCAGTTATTTGAGATGGAAATTAATTCCGCATCAGCATCTATTATTAGAAATCTTAATAAACAAGATGTAAATGGATCTTTAGAGAAACTAGTTAAGTTTACAAGATTCTTTAGTCCAACACAAGCTGATGAAATGGAAAACTTTATTAGAGAAAGCAATCCATCTGTAAGAGCAGAATATCTAAATTCTATTATTGAAGATGGAAATCTTACTCTATCTATATTGCCAATTCAGGAAGCAACAAATATTGACGTACTTAGAGAAGTACTTCATGAGTTCCCTGAAACTAAACATCGTAGAGTTCTAACTCCTATGCTAGATTCTACTGGTACAAAATATAGATTAGCAAAATCTTTAAGACCTGTATTAGTTGCTAAGCAATATATCTGTAGATTGAAACAATATGCGGAAGAAAAGTTCTCGGCAACTAGTATGTCTTTTAGTAATAACCGTGGTGAAAATAGTCGTAATAAAAACTCTGGACTATATAAGCCAGTTTATACTAATACTCCTATCCGTCAAGGTGAAATGGAAATTGGGGCCTTGACTCATATTGGCGATGATATCAATGTAATCATGCTTATGCTTTACAGCACTGCTCCGATTGGCCGTAGAGCTGTAAAGGAATTGCTTACTGGTAATCCTAATGATATTAATATTGTATTAACAGATGATGCAAAATCACGTTCTGCTGAAATCGTTAATACTTATTTGAAATCTATCGGATTGCGATTAGTATTCGAGAAAGTTCCAAAGAAACTTACAAATGCATTATTATATAATATTCCTGATGAAGATTTCTACGTTCCTGCATTTTTGAAGGAAGATGGTTACTTAGGTGAATTGAATCTAAATAACGATAAGAATTTGAAAATTACAGTTAAGAAAATCAATGGGAAATATTATCCACAATATAAGAACTTTAAAGAACCTTGCGTTCCAGCAATTATGACTGGTGCAATGTCTNTCCGTCAAGGTGAAATGGAAATTGGTGCCTTGACTCATATTGGTGATGATATCAACGTAATTATGCTTATGCTTTACAGTACTGCACCTATTGGTCGTAGAGCTGTAAAAGAATTACTCACTGGTAATCCTAATGATATCAATATTGTATTAACAGATGATGCAAAATCTCGTTCTGCTGAAATCGTTAATACTTATTTGAAATCTATCGGATTGCGATTAGTATTCGAGAAAGTTCCAAAGAAACTTACGAACGCATTATTATATAATATTCCTGATGAAGATTTCTACGTTCCTGCGTTTTTGAAGGAAGATGGTTACTTAGGTGAATTGAATCTAAATAACGATAAGAATTTGAAAATCACAGTTAAGAAAATCAATGGGAAATATTATCCACAATATAAGAACTTTAAAGAACCTTGTGTTCCAGCAATTATGACTGGCGCGATGTCATCCGAACAGCCTGAAGGATTTGACGATACAGATCCATTCTGGATGATGCGGGATATAAAATACTTTAATAAATAAGGAGTTTATCATGATTCTAAGAGATCTATATACCGATCTTCTAAGAGGCAATCTTGATAATGTATTTGATCAAGAAAACGTACAAATGATAAACAGTGTAACTTCTAAATTATTATCCAATACAAGTTGGACTAATAAAGATATAGAAGATGCTGATCTCATTTTACGAATAAGTAATATCTTATACAATAATACTGACTTCTTAGCATTACCGTTAGAAGATGGTATTTATGATTTATTACTTGAAGCTTATAGGAAATATAATCCTCATTTTCAAGTCGGGTCTGAAGTTGTACATTTCAAATTACAGTCTTCTAAACAACCTAAGTCTAGTAAAAATGAGCCTCATTATATTGAAGCTATAGTTAGTTATCCAAAAGAAGCTAAAGAAACTATTTATGAGCAAGTATTTACTGAAACTCCTACTAATAGATTCCAAGAAGCATATGCAACTCATCATGCTACTGTATCCGATAGAGGAAGAGATACTGCTCATAAGTATCCTAAATTAGTTGGAACCTTAGATAAGTGTAAATTTGTCACAGATAAAGATGCACAAGATGCTATGGTTTATAAAGATCCTAAAGTAAGAATCTTTGAAAGAGATTTCTTGGCTAAACATCTTATGATGGGTCTTATTGGATATAACCAACCAATAGAAATGGTTGCTGAAATTAAATATGATGGTTTATCAGTTGAAGCTGAAGTTAATAATCAGATCATCAGTGCAAGAACACGTGGCGATCTTGATGCAGATTTAGCTACAGATTTAACTGATATCTTAGCAGGATACAGATTCCCAAATAATATTTCTAATGATGAAATTATTGGGATGAAATTTGAAGCTATTATAACTAAAGAAGATTTGATTAAGTTTGAAAATGCTACTGGTAAAGAATATAAGAATATGAGAACTGCAATAGCTGGAATCATTGGTTCTGCTAATGCTAGAGATTATATTAACTTTATTACTTTAGTACCATTGGCTACTTCATTAGAGTTCAATAATCGAATCGAAGAATTAGAATTTATGAATAGATATTTTGCAACTAAAGAACCTAACCGTTATCAATATATGGTTGGGGATTTTGCAAATCTTCTATTCCAAGTTAAGAAGTTCACTGATGAAGCCGCATGGTATCGCGATTATATGCCTTTTGCATATGATGGTATTGTAGTATCTTATATGGATAAAAATATCATAAATGCTTTAGGTAGAGAAAACCATGTGAATAAATATAGTGTGGCTATTAAGTTCAATGCTATGGTTAGAACTACAAGATTCAGAGGATATCAATATACTATTGGTAAGAATGGTGTAATTACTCCGATGATTATATTTGACCCAGTTGAATTTAATGGTACAATTCATAACTTAGCATCAGGTCATTCTTATGAAAGATTCAAAGCATTAGCATTAAAGTATGGAGATCTAATCGATGTTACATACGTCAATGATGTAATGCCATATGTATCAAATCATAGATGTCCAGAAAATGATGCAAATCCTAATAAATTGGAAAGATTCATCGATATTTGTCCATCCTGTGGAAGTACACTTGAGGAATCTATTAGTGGCAAATCCGTAGTTTGTCCTAACCCAGATTGCCCTGGACGTGGGCTTGCAAGAATGGAAGATATGCTTCAGAAGATAAATTTCAGAGATTTCTCTGGAGCTACAATACGTGAATTAAATATAACATCATTCACTCAATTGATTAATATAACTAAAGATCAATTGACTTCTCTTGGAGAAGTAAACTCTGCAAAATTCATGGATAGAATTAATGAGCTTAAGACAAATAAGATTTATGATTATAATATCATTGGGGCTTTAGGTTTTTCTGATATTGCAATCAAATCTTGGAAGCTCATCTTACATGAACTAAGACTTGAAGAAATAATGAATCTAGATCCAGCTACATTGGAATTCAAATTATTAAAGATCAAAGGTATTGGTAAAGTTGCAACTGAGACTATAATCAATGAGCGACATTTATTCATGCGAGATCTTATTACAATATCTGAAATGCCAAATGTAGTTAGAACTTGTGGTCTAGTAGATAACCGAAAGAAGATAGTCATCACTGGATTTAGAGATGATACTTTATCTGATTTGGTTTCACCATTAGGATACTTTGTCACTGATAGTGGCGTAACTAGAGATACATCAATCTTATTAATTCCGCAACCTGGGTTTGCTAGTAGTAAAGTCGATAAGGCCATGAAATATGGTGTTCAGATCGAAACTATAGTAGACTTCAGGAAGCGATTAGGGTTGTAAAAAGTTACAAAACAAAATACAAGGTATTAATATATTATAGGTATGGAGACATATAGAATTGATCATCTATGTGTCTTTATATATACATTTCTTTTATTTCTTTGCAAAGGAGATTTTTATTATGAAGAAAGATGTTAAGGAAACAAGTATCATTTCTACAGTGGTTGATCGTTTGAAATCCGAAGAGATGATCTTATTCCATTCCAACCAATTTATGCAAGCTGGGAAATGCATCCTATTTGGTGCAGTTAAATTCTTGGCTAATACTAAGTTCGAAAACGAAGTGGCTTTACGCATCAATGATAAGAATGGCGTATTTATCATTGCTGTAGTATTGGAAAAAGTAAAAGATGACGAAGGTAAAGATAGCTTTGAAGCTCGTTTCGAAACAAACGAAGAAGGCATCAAAGATATCGCTACTGTATATGATTTGACTGATGAAGAAGTTCAACGCTTCATTAATCGTTTCATGTATTCTATCAGCAATAACAAATTCGTTACTAATGATTTCGTATACAAAGTATCCCGCGTGATGTTTAGTGCAATCATTAACTTCTTATTGAACCTTGGTAAAAATGAAGTTGACGAAGATGGTTATGAAGTAGCATTTGATGAATATCTAACTGCTACTGCAACTGATGAAGATGGCAAACATGCTATTGTTTTAGAACCTTCTACAGATTTGAAGAAATTCATCAAAGATGATAGCCTAATCGACGTAGAATAAGAAATATAAAATGGTGGTTAGATTCAACATCTAACCACCTTATATTTTTCTTTTTAGTATATGGAGATATTAAAATGAAAAAGGCTATTATTAATGGTGAGTTGTATACGATCTATGACTTCGAGGAAGGTATTAGACATCATGAAGAACCTAATATCGCAGTTGAAGAAGATGGTATTGTATATCCAATCATAAGCAAAACAAATGCGTATGGTCAAACTGGGGTATTTGTTGATGGATGTATGGCTACATTTATCAATGCCTCAGATGCACCAGAAAACTATAAAGTTGATAATCTGAAAGTTATTGATTTTAGTAATACAAAAAGCATGAAAGAGCAAATTGAAAAGAATGCAGAACTTCGTGAAATGGAAGAAACAGTATTGGTTAGCCCTGATAATATTTTCAATGCTAAACCAAAACCTACAGATCTCCCAGAAATGATTGCTCTTAAACAAGCTGTAAATCAAAAGCATATTGATATCAACAAGTATGCGTATCGATTTGGTGATAACTTCAATAATGATAGACGATTGTTTGAGAAACCAACAATCACTTTATCTAAATTGAAGACTATTGCTGAAGCATTGGATATGTCTTGTTATATCATTATTGAAGATAAAGATAAAGATGTACCTAATCCGATCGGTAGCCAAGTTAAAGTTCGGATTACTAACATCGAGGAGGGAGAAGCAGATGATTAATCAGGCTAAGTTCATTGCCGAATACAATGAGCGTAATAGACCTAAGTTTAATGATAAATTCTTCCAAAAATCAGATGATGATATCATCGAGGATTTGAAAGATGTAATTCTATCTTGTCAACGTGATAAATTTTACACGATCCGAGTAGAAAAATTCGAAGTAATCGATGATTATGCAGAAATCCAAAGATTATTGACAGGAGAAGAAACTCCTACAATATCTATTAAGGATTCTGATCTAAAAATTCTTAAAGTAACGTACTATACTGCAATCGGTAATCAAGAAGATACATTTGATGTATTGATTGCAGTACCACGTGTTATTGATGGTGCTTATATTCATCTAAATGGTAATGATTATTTCCCATTATTCCAATTAGTTGATGGTAGTACTTATAATAATACTTCTTCAGCATCAGCTAAGACTCAATCTATTACGTTGAAGACTAACTCTAATGCGGTTAAGATGCTTCGTAACTTCTTTGAGTTTAAATTATCTGATGGTGAAACCTTTAAGAAGTTAGCATCATTTAGTGTTTATCTATTTGATCATAAGGTAACTTTATTCGAATATTATCTTGCTAGATTTGGGTGGTATAAAACCATTTCTGAATTTAAGTTTGATCATGTAATTAAAGTTACTGAAGAAGATCCACAAGATGATGAATATGATACATTTGTAGTTCAAAACAGTCATATGAAAACTCCTATCTATATTTCTGCAGTTAGAAGTGTTTTAGATGCTGATAGAATTCTACAATCTTTTGTAGCGGCATTCATCATCTCTATCAATAAATATGCAACTAAGAAATTTACCTTAGATAATATCTATAATACAGATTTCTGGGTATGTAAACTTGGGTTTAACTTTGTAAGTTCTGAAACTTCAGTATTTACTAAAGGTAATGCAATTATTGAATCTTTAGAAAACTCATATGATATTCCAACTCAAAAACGCTTAAGATTACCAGATGAAATCAAATCTAATATCTATAGTGTATTGAAATGGATGGCTAGTGAGTTCTCTTATATTCGTCTAAAGGATAATTTAGATGC